AGGAAGATCATGTCTACAGGCGGGACGATGACATGACGCTTAAAGAACTAAGGCAGCGAAATCGGTCGAACTAGCACTAACATCACATAAAACTATTTAACGCCGTTTCTAATTTCGAGTTGGCGTTCCATCCGCTGCAGAACCGTTTCGACTGCCGTCAGGCGATTGCCTATATTCTCCACCTTCGCTGAGACCTCGCGCGTTGCCCCATCCCGCGCGATGATGGTCGCCGTCATATCCCCGCGCAACTGAGCCGCCAATTGCGTAGCCGACTCGACCTTGATGGAAAGGATATCGACCTTATTGGTCAGGCCGTTCCAGGTGGCGACCGCTGTTCCAATCAATCCAATCAAAGCAATCAGGTTTGCAACCGAGACAACGTTGATTCTTATTTTGCCTCCGGATCCGCGATCAACCTCAAACGGTCCTTCTTGCAATGTCATTTCCGTTTACCTCTGCAAGTTCCCATCCGGGGTAATTAGTCCAATTTCTCTGGTTTTATTTCGGCATATGCTTCAATTTGGACAACCAACTTGGCTTGGTGACGGTAACAACTTCGGGAGCCACAGGCGTGGGCTTGATTACGACAGTGGCATCCCAACTCACTGGACGCGCCTTAGGCCGCTGCCAGTGACATCCGGCGACGCCTGCCTCAGTCACTCTATCGGCCCATACCTGATCGAACTTGGTCTTGCCCTTGATCTGATACTCAGGGCGGGGAAAAGCCTGACAGGATCCGCCTGCGAAAGTCTGGAGGCTATTTGGTCCTGCACACGCCGCTAACAGTATCCCACTCCCCATTACGACTAACGCACTCATCGACCTTAAGTTTCCCTGCGTTAACGGCATTGACCGCCTCCCTGTCTTTAGCGGCTATGGCTGAAATAGCCGCAGCATATCCCTTGTTATATTGATGTACCGACCACGCGGTTACACCACCGGCAATGCTGGCAAGCAGAACACCTAGGGCGATCAGACGCCAGAGCAAAGGAATGGCTGCGAGCATACTATCCTCCTGATTCTCTTTTCAGCGGGTAGCGCGCGGGCGGCGTTGCCTGTGCCGCTTGTCCATAGGAAGTCGTCGTTGTTGTTGTACCTGATTCGGCAAAGCCTGTTTTCATTGCCTGAATCTTTTCCTGCGAACGACCGAATGACGTCGCTGTGAGAATCGCGCCTATTGAGATATGGAACAATCCTCCCGCCTTGAGCGTCAGCGGCTCCCAACCGACCGGCGGCAATTTCAACAGCGCCTGATAGATGGCTGTCAGTATTGGAAAGAAAATGAAATCGAAACAGCAGATTACAATATACATGACGCCTATTGCTGGTCGCCAATATCTGCTTATCCACGGCTCTTCCATGCTGCCAGCGACGTCTTGATCGTCGAATGTCATGTCTCACGCGCCAATCTGAATCCCAACATAATTTGCTCATCGCTCAGCGGCGTGTCGACACCGCCCTCATAACGAAACATCGCCTTGGCAAATTCAAGCAGGTTCTGATCGTCGCCCTCGAGCTTTACCTCGTGGTCCGGAGATAATTGCGTTCGCGCTGAAACGAAATCGACGTAGGCCGAATAGTCCTGTCCCCCGCCATAGCGGTCGATGATATCGCCAACCGTCACCACTCCAGCAGCGCGATAACGCTGCATCAAATCCCACCACGCCATGACGCCTTCTTCCGGCGATTGGAAGATGGCCGTGAAATTGCCTGGGCTGGTTTCATCGCTCGACACATATCCGGGGCAAGCCTTCACCCAATCGGAAGCGTTCAGCGCGCCTGGATTGTTGGTACGGATTGATGTCGGGACGGATCGGTCATAAGGGATATCGCTGTAGATTCCGCCAGGCATGAGACTGTGAAAGGCGACTTGCGGTTTTGGCCCGGTCTTCCATCCACTCAAATCCCACGGCCTGTTGTCGTCGGCTAGGGCAGGGTCATGGTCGACCGAGATATGCACATGGTGGTCATGTGGAGAAGCCCCTGTATATGGCCGCCAAGTCTCCGGATGGACGTCACGATTCCAGATGCGACCATTGCTTATGAGATATTGAATGCGGCGGTCGTGTTTTGATTTGAGGAAGTCTGCAAACTTATAACTATCAAAGCCGTTCTGCGGGTCATGGGTAATATCCATTGCGCAAACAACACGATGAGAATCCGGATTGTGGTCGCTTTTGCTTTGTTGATGTTTTTCGTCGCCGATAGTGCCATCCCAATCTTTATGCCGATTTGGACACAGTTCATTTACCTGACCGAGCAAAGTTACTAGAGACTTTGCAACGCGCCAATCGTGCGGCATTTCATTGCACCCTTATGTTTTCGCGTGGCCATACAACTGAAGTGAGCCGGCAGAGATATTTCCTGTCTCAAACATGAACCGCAATGCCGTAATAGGACCCGCTTGACCGTACTGGCCGCCGAATTGACCGAAGGCAAATGCTGGCAACGCCGCGCGATAGGCGCACTGTCCATACATGGTGAAAGGCCCGGTATCTTCTGGATTATGAAAGTTTATCGTCGCATCGAAAAATTCGTTCGTGGCCGAGTTGCCAACGTCGAGCGTTGCATTGGAGTTTGACATTACAAATTGTCCGGCGGAATTGCTGCCGATATCGCGCGCTGCGTTGTTGGCCGCACCCCGGAAATACCAAGCATAGTTTGCCGTGGCATATGTCGGCCCCGCGCCAGTGCCAATGCGCAGCCATGCTTCAACATCATCGGTTGCAGGGAAAGCGCTGCTTATTTTAATGGTGTAGGAGTCATAAGTATTATCGAGAACGACCGCGCCGACGCCGTCCGTAGGCACTGCACCGCTAACCAGGTCGATTGATGCGCGGGCCGTTGTCAGTGTCACTGCAGTAATCAATTTCGTCCCATAGGGAACGACAGCCGCTGGCGTATAGCCGAGGACATAATAGTTCGTGCCATTAGTCCATAGATGATAGTGGTTGTTAATGCGCAGCGCCCCGGCAGTCAGCGCGGTGCCCTCTGCGTCGAGAACGTTCGCGCCGTTGAGGGTTACGGCACCGGTATTTGTTGCTGCGGGGATAAGGATGAACATCATGCCGCTGACGAGGCCAGCGGTCAGCGCAGGGGTTACCGTAGCTGTGATTGTGTTCGTTCCAGACACGCCGGTTAGTGTTATGACCGAGCGGTCCCACAGGCCGGTGACCTCTTCCTGCACGGCGTCCATATAGGAATCGCCGGTCACCGCACCGGGCGTCGTGCTCACAGGAAGCAATCGGTCCAAGGCCATCGAATAGTCTCCCTATGGGCTTCCGGCGCTGAATCGCACGAGGCTAGGTGCTTCGTCGACCAAGACCATCTGTGCGGTGAAATCCTTACCCGGCGTTATCGCCTGCACCAGCAATCGCCGATATTCCAAACCCAAGGCACCAGCGACGACGAGGCATCCATATTTCCGATCATTATCAGTGAAGCCCTGGATGGTCGCATCGTCAGTGAAGGGCGTCGTGAAGGTCAGTACTGCTGTCGATCCAGTGACGTTTGACAGCGCGTGCGTTGAGATAGTGCCATCTGTATGCCTTATGGCGATGCCAGTAGTAATACCGACATCGTGCATATCCGCAACCGCGTGCATATCGGTGACGGCATGCATGTCGAGTTCATTGGTGATGGGTATTTCGGAATCGAGCGTAACCCCTGTTATTTGAATGGGGCTGCCAGCGCCGAGTTGCTTGCTGACGATATATCCGTCGCCAGCCCGCGCGGTCAGAATGTCATGCTCGACTGCGACCAATGAACCCCTGCGGCAGACGATGGATTCGATGTCGGCGTCCATGTAATAGAAGGTCGAACGCTGGCTCGCCTGGTCGAGGTCGAACCGCGCTCGCGTCTCAACCTTGTCCTCGTCGATAACGCCATCATAGGAGATGTTTTCCAGTAGTGTTAGGTCGGTCGACGTCATGTCGGTCGGGTAGACAGTTATTTGCGCCTGGTCATCGTCGAGCGATTCGTCGCGATAGGTGACATTGAAGCCTGCAGGCAATCGCGCGAAGGCTTTTTCAAAGCGCAGGTTGCCGCTATTGCGTCTCGAGAACACCTGCACCGGGACGTCGAGCGTCCGGTCGTTATCGACAATGACAGAATACTGATCCGACTGATAGGGTCTTGCATAGGCGCAAGATGCTATCGAATTCAAAATGTCCTGCGTGCGAGTATCATTCACGATGAGATCGCAGGTCCAATCATTGCTGGTACAGAGTGTGCGCCATGCGACGATTCCGTCATCGTCGCGCAGGTCATCCGGAAGCGGGTCAAGATTTAAATCGCCGCTTAGCACATCGACATAATGCGGCGCTGGATTGGATGTGGTTGTCCAAGTCGTCCAATCGCTTCCGTCCCAATCCTTCACATAACCTGAAGCCTGCACGGACAACTGACGAATAGACCGGTTGATGGCTTTGACTGCGATGAGCGCAAACTGTCCCGGCGTAGTTATGGGGACTTCATTCCATATCGAAATCATTCGGGTAAAAACGCATCGGTCGGAATAGTTGGAGTGGTTCTGTGCTGCAGCATAACTGCCAACCGACCCTTGATACCAAAAGAAATCAAGCGTCAGACCACCATAGGTATAAACGTTTTTAGTAAAATTAGCGACAGCATAGGCAACCCCACGCCGAATCTGAAACTCGTAAATACCGTCCTGCGGGTAACTCGCCGGGTCAAGAAATATCTCAACCCGATTATCGTACATATTGCATTTGGTGACGCGCGTAGCGCCGCCGCCGTTGTAGTTCGTATTTGCGCCAGAGCCATCATCGAAATATGCATCGGCATCCCACTGGCGCTCCGGTGGCGTAACCGGTGCTGTGGTCTGCAGCGGCGGGTGCAGATGCGCGTAGTAGAAACCGGTACTCGCTGGCGGCTGCACAGGCGGGTCGGCGCTGGCCGTCCATTTGAAAAGAAATGCAAGTCGCCGCTGGTTGACCGAGTTAAATTGGTAATGAAGTTCTGGACAGTTCACCCAAGCAACGTCGCCGCGTTTGCGGAAACGCACGCGAAATGGCACAGCAGCAAATGCATTGCTCCCTGGATAAAGGCCGCCGGGAAACAATAGATGCATCCAGACTTCGTCAGGGGAGTGCCGCGTTGATACGCTGTGAAAGACCGAGAGGTCAGTTTCCGGAAGGCTCTGGTGCTGCAGAAGGTTGCCATCGCTCTGCAGTGACAAGTCCGACAGTTCAAGTTGCGGCGCTAAGGTGCGGCCCTGACGCTCAATCAATGTCTGCTGTGAATCGCTCGGCCAGCCCTCGCGGGTATCGAATTCAACGTCCTCCGCTTCATCGATTGGTGCGCCGTCGATGCGTATATCGTTGAGCGCGTGCGGGCCATTCAGAACATAAAGACCTTCAACGACCTCGTCCTGGTCGACAAGCTCAACCACAGGCTCGCATGCAAATGGCGGGAATATCTTTCGCGTGCCAAGGACGCGCGGCACCGAGCCGCCTCGGTCGAGAATATTTCCGCTCGCGGATGCGGCCTCGGCTTGTTCGGAGTTGACCCCGCCAGCATCGATTCCTGCTGCCGCTGTTGGTGGTGCGGTCAATGCCGAGATGGCCAAGGCCCCGCCGACCGTGACAGCCCCGGCCAGTAGTTGTGCCGACAAACTGCCTGCCTCAAACAGTCCAACCTCGCCTATGCCGGGAAAGATCAGACCGGATGCACCGCCACCGGTAATGACCGTCGCAACGACCAGCAATGCAATCGCCGCGACCAATGCATAGGTTTGTTTTGCGCCACCGCCACCGCCTCCGGGAGCCTGCAGCGCCAGATGCATGGTCACGGCTATAGGGCGGTCAGGCCGAGAAGGCTTTGGCGTCACCAACGCCCACATATGGCGCGGCACCACTTCGCCATTGATGCAGACATAGCCCGAGCGCTCGAAACTGGCCGGCAGCACCGGGCAGGCGCGAACCATCTCGAGAATGCTTTCACCAGGCGCTCGATGCTCGACCCAACATTTCCCGTTGAAGTCGAACGGCGCTCTATAGGCGACGGGCACTCGTAATTCAGGCTGCATGCTTCACCAGATCCCGGTGACGATAGAATCGCGGGTAGCGGAAAATAATACTCTGATGCTTTACCGGCACCATGACGGCGCTGATCTTTTCCTCGATGTGCAGAAGTTGGTCCGACGACACCATGATGCCCACGTGGATCGGCTCGTTCCTGCGGTGCATGACCACGACGTCGAATGCGTTCTTGGAGTCAGGCAGCACCAGAACCCACGGTTCTATGCTGCTTTCTCGCGCTATCATGCCAGCGACCTTCTGCAGGTCGAGGGCTGACGTCTCCCCGTAGGATGGGAGTTCGATGCCCTTTTCCTCGCGCATGACAAGTTGCACGAGTCCCCAACAATCGACGCCTTTGAAGTCCCTGCCGTGGTCGATGAATGGCAAGCCGACATAACGTGAGGCCCACGCGATGCTCATCGGAATAGGCCGGGGCAGAGCGCTTGCGTTGCACGCTTACCAGGCCACACACGCTGCAGGTAATCCCAACCGACGATATCCCCAGACACCGTGAGGAAGTCGACCTTTACGTTGGTCAGGAACGCACGGTCGAATGAATAAATAACGTTGCTCGGTGGCGAGCCTCCGCTCAGTTCGACCCTCGGGTCAACGGCGGTGTTGAAGTCCAGCGTGGAGAGTATTTCCAGTTTTAGCCTTGGTGGAGAGACTAGCGACCGGATCGTTTCGCCGATGCGCGAGTCTATATTCTGAATGGTTAGCTGCGCCTTAGGTGGCGTTTCATCGTCCGACATAATCTGAATGTCGAAAGGAAACCCGATGAAGGTGTTTCCCGCATAAACATAGTCCTTCACGTCCCACACCACGCGAATAGGATCGATCAGTTTGTAGTGGGTTATCGTGAGAAAGCAGAGGTCGGCCTCTCCGGAGAATGACGCTTCTGCTTCCTTACGGAATGAGACATTGATGCTGCGCATTATGGCAACCGCACCAATTGAAAACTTACAGAGTGAAAGCCTGGCGCGTACCTGGTTATCTCCGGCTCGCTGGCAAACATCCAACTATAGTTTGTGTGGGTCACCGGATGGTTCATGGTAAACGGCAGCGATCCATCCTTCAGCGTCGTTTCATGGAAGGTCTTGAATGAGGCCAGTTGCGCCGTGCTGAAACGCCAAGTGGTATTGGTCATCCAGCCCTTGGCAGTCGAGCGGCGTCGATACTTTGGTGGGCCAACCTCCGGCGTGAACTTCGCCACGTTCGGCTGCGGCGTTTCCGTGAAGCCATTGAGGATGGGGCATTGCGGAATGGTGGAAGGCCATGCTGCTGTGGTCATCGGGATTTAACCGCGCGCAATCCGTAGCGGCCCCTGTTCACGTCATCGAATCCGCCCTTCGCCATCTCCTTGCGCACGATGCCAATAACAAGTTGCTCGCCGGAAGGACCTGAGCGGCGCTCCTGCGTCGTCGATGTATCCTGCGAGGTGTAGTTGTTGACAACTACCGACAGGCCGCTGCCTGAGGATCTGGCGTTGACGCGGTTCGGGATGATCTGGCCTGAGGATCCGGGGACGAACAACTCAGGACCGGACTCGCCCACCACATAGGGATGGCCCGATGTCACCGGTCCACCGCCCGCGCGTTTGAAGATTGAACTCACACCACCGACAAGGCCGCCGAGGATGCCACCGGTCCCTCCCGGTGTCGACGAGCCAAAGCCGAGAACATTGCCGAGCGGTCCCTGACCCAACAGCGCGGCCTGCAACAACGCCTTGATAATGAAGTTGGTTAACTGCCGCATGGCCTCGGAGGCCGTCAGCGTTTTCTGCGTCAAGCCAATCATGATATCGATCATCTGATTGCCGAATGCCTGGACGGCTGTATTTAGTCCTTCCCATGCTTGCTTGGAGTTATAGGCTTGCTGCGCGGCCTGCTGCGTGGCCGCAGCGACCCTGAGAATCTCCGCGTACTGCGCCTCGGAGATGGTTTTGTTTTTCTCGAGAACGGCATTGGTCAGTTCAATCTCTGTCTTGTAGAACGCCTGCACGCCTGCGGAGTCCTGGACATGCTGCGCCTCGCTGACCAGCAGTTCATTCCGTTTGATTTGCGACTGAATGAGCTTCTGGAAGTCGTCGTTGAGTTTGCTATAGGTGTTGGTCGTGCCAGCACCCTTGTTTACGGTGACTTTTGCCGGGTCCTGATTGTAATCAAATCCCGGCTGGATCCCGAGCGCGCTTCCAGCGCCCTTCATCAAGTCCTTCATGAACTGGAAGTTCTGGATGATTTCGGCGATGGCCGAGGCTATGCCATGCAGCACATTGGACAGGCCGGTGAACGCTTCGACCGCTGCTATCTCCGCAAAACTGCCAATGACGAATTTAAGTTTCTGGAATTCCTCGTTGGCTTCCTTTGCCCGCTGGATGGTGCTTTCGCTCAGCCGGCCACCAAGTGATGTCAATTCATCGGAGAATGCTTTCAGCCCTGCTGCACCGCTCTGCAACGCACTGACGAATTGCGGGCCGACCTGACGGCTCGACGCAATGACGGCAGCGTTCAAGCGCTCCTGCTGCGTGCTGGAGTTCTTGATAAGGTCTGCATATTTTCCGACCTGTTCGGCTAGTGGAAGTTTGGCAAACTTGGATGCCTCGATATTATTGACGCGCAGGAAGTTGTAGAGGTCGCCGGTCCCTGTCGCCGCCTCCTGCACCTTGCGGGCAAACTGCTCGACGAAGCGGTCGGCTATATCGAATGACGCGCCGGTCGCCGCAGCGGCAAACCGCAAGTCCTGCAGCGTGTCGGTTGACACCCCGAGCGTTTCCGCTGTCTCGCCGAGTTTCGCCACCGCCTCATTCAGATCGATGATCTGTTTAATGAGCAGGGCAATGCCGCCGATGGTCAGCAGGCCCTTAATTTTCTTATCCAGTTCATCGAACCCTTTGAATTCGATGTTGGCCTTCTTGAACTTCCCCTCGATGTCATTGACGCCCTTGTCGGCTATGCCGACAGCCTTCTGCATGTCCTGCTCAAACTTCGTCAGTTGAGCCGACAGGGCAACGACAAGGGCTGCGGTGTCAGGCATTACTGCACCGGCCCTTGCAGATGATTGTAGTCAACGAGCATCTGTTCAAATTCCTCGTCTGTCGGCGCTTCCATCTGCTTCTGTTTATCAGGGTTGTTGGCGTAGTTCACCCCGTCGATACACACGGCCAACTCCCACATGGTCATTTCGTCTAGTTGACGCGGGTCGAATCCAATGGCGGCTCCGAGTCCGTAGATGACGGATCGGACGAGCCGTCCATCGTCTCCGATGACTGCCCTTCCTCGGTCCGATCCGGGTTCGCTTTTTTTTCTGGCATGTCTCCTGGTACGCCCACCATCGCCGCCATAATGATCGCCTGCGCTGGCAGTATGCTTTCCGCCAGCGGGCGGTCGTCGCAGTAGCGATTGACAAGGCGCAGCGCCTCATCCGGTGGTTTGCCGCCGCCGATGAGACCGAGCCGCAGCGTCTCGCGCAGGTCATTGAACTTCCAGACGCCGCTTGAGATACGTTTGTAGACCTCGGCGATCCCGCAACCGCATTTTTCCTCGAGTTCGAGGATGCATTTCAGTTTGGCGATGTTGAACTTGTGTTCCCCATCGCCCCACGTCAGTTCGCACTCTCCGTTTGATGCCATGTCATTACGCCGGGACGAATGTCAGCGCTCCATTGTTGACCATCGTAATATCGATATTCACCTTCTGACCGCGCACGCCGCTATAGGTGAGTTTCGACAGGATGAACGAGCCTTGAAAGTATCCAAGGCCGAGTGGGCTGGTCGTCGGCGAGACCAATTGGATGCGCGCTGCGCGCTCGGTCGCGCCCA